GGAGACTGGAACTAATCATACAAGGCTTTTTGGCGCTATAGATGTCTTCTACATCAGCGAATACGAGGATGAAGTGATACTGGTTCAGGGCCAGTACGGCGGAATAGAAGGTTGGGAGAACCCATTTTGGACAGCAATGAGTTCCGTAATTATCGACAGTGCCCGTGATGATAGCCCCCTGAAAATACCACTAGACTTGGTGTATTCTGATGACGTGGCAACTCTTGTTGAGCAGACGCCAGATCAAGAAATGCTGGTCGCACCTTTCTTCAACCATATGGCGAGACACGCAGAGTCAGTAGGACACAAGTTCAAGATGTCTCAATGTGCATATTCAGACACCAGAATAACCATGCTGAGGGTTCACCAATACAAGGGGCAAAGAGCAGATGCTACTTTGAAGAGACTGTGCTCAGTCTCAAGCATGTCCGAATCCAACTTTCACAGTGAAGTCCAAGAGGCAGCGTCAGTGAGCTCTTCAGTTACGTCTGCACTGGAGCAGTCAAACCACCCCTTCTCCACCCAGTACCTCAAACACTGTCACACATTCAGTCTAGTTCGAAAGAGCTTCGTCAGTACCATCCTCAGGGTCTCAGCCTCGTCTGCATTGGACTATGGCAAGTTTAGTCCACAAGCTCAAGCAGCAATGTGCTTGAGAACTAGAGTCTGGTTACGGGAGGCAGCAGCCAAGAGAGAGGAATCATGGATCGCAAAAGAATTGAAACATCTCAGGAGTGTCACAAGGGAGAAGGAGCATGACGGGATAGAGATAATGAAGAGGAAACTGAATTCTATGATAAGCCTCGGGTGTCAAGTGGAGAGTCCCGTAGCCAGCGACTACCTCATCGTGGAGGAGATCCTCTCTGGAAATCCACGCGGTCGCAAGGGTAGTTATATGATGGCCATTTATATGCTGTGCATATACTCGCCTGAACAATACGGAGGTAGAGGACTGGAGCTTGCCTTATACCAGATGCTAAGCGGCCACTCAGTCAGCACGTCAAGGGTCACAGATGCACTGAGCGCAATGGTATTCATGACGTGTGGTAGTGGTAAGCATATCAGGACGTTATTCGACAAGGCTTTCGCGCCAGAAGATCCTACCGTGGAGGCCAAAGACGAGTTATCTTGCCTATCCAGTCACTTTCCAGCAAGGAGAGGCCTGAGGACAGTAGGGTCCTTGATAGAATCAAGAGTCTATGCAGCGCTAAGGAAGATAAACGTATTACGCAGCTACAAGGATCTCCTGGGCTCTGATGATGATGAGGAAAAGCTTAAGCTCGAGCTCCTAGAGCTCTTCAGAGGAAACATGCACTGCAGGGTTGCATCAGTGTTTATAGAAGGATCACCCGTGAGAGACAAAAAGTCCCTTGTTTCGAAGGTGAAGACATCAAGGAGCTTATTCAGGAAAGCTGGTAATATGAAAGAGTTTGCTACTAGGGTTATGAAGCTAAACAGGACCACATTTAAGACCCTTCTGATGGATAGGGATACCCATGGACTAAAATTCCCCGTGGGTGGTGATCCGACAGCCTACTTCACAGACCGAAGAGCAATAATGTTTCCAAACATCACATTTGTCGAGATATCCGAGCCGACGCTTGAAGGCTTATCTGTCTGGGGTACTGACTCCGACCCAGTCGTTGTGGCAAGCAGGGTCCCGTCTATGACAGCGAGAGAGGGAGTCGGGCGATACAGAGAACCTGACGTAGCAGCGCAGTCACTATACAAAGGAATAAGAGAGTTTACTTACCTGCACTTTGAAGGGAGGCACACTACAAGGATCTACAAACTTGCCACTGCAGTCAGGTGGATGATAAGCGCATCAGGCTACGGAAGAGACGTCACACATTATGTGAAAAGTTGCAGACTTTACTCCGCATTCAAGTACGTACTCTCGATGTATGGGATAAGCCAGGCCGAGAGGATATACATGCTGGGGGAACTTAATGTAGGGGGTAATGTCCTACACAGGCTGTCGGGGGACCTATTCAGGCCGACAGTGTCTCTCCACGTGTTACCGAATGTACTCTCTGGGGTAACAGCAGCAATGGTTCAAGAATGGGTATTTCGGAATGGGATGGAGGACGGGAACATCAATTTCTCTCTATTGGAGAAGAGAGTGAAGCTGTCATATGCACTCAGGGAAGCTTATGTCTCAGGGTTTCCTGATCTACTGGGGGTCTCAATGAAGAATAGCAGTACCTTCTCAGATGTCAGGATAGACTGGTCTGGTGGGAGGGACCCTGACATCAGAAAACCTGCCAGGACTGTCGTTGATGCGAAGATAAGTAAAGGAGACATGATGCGGATGAGATTAAAGAGCAGATTCAACCACACCTTGTCTGGCGATGGGACAGAACAGCTGCTTGCGGATTTAGATCTATACGACATGGAAGAACAAAATGCTGAGTTTGTCACTGTACGAGAATGCGCTTGTTATCTCACGGGACTTTACGAAGAAGGTTTAGTCTTATACCCATCCAAAG